ACGCGTCGCCTTGATCTCCTCGGCGGGGTTGATCATCTCGCGCCCAGGCGGGGTCCACTTGACGGTCACACCGTCGACGTTCTCGCCGGTCACCTCCAGCGCCTCGATCAGCCAGTTGCCGACCGCGCCGCAGAACTGCGGGATGAACATCGACCACTGCCACGCGGCGAGCGAGCGCTGGTACTCCAACCAGCCCATGCGGCCCGACGAGAAATTGACGTTGGACAGGTCGCCGGTCAGTGCCTCGTACGGGACACCGAGACCCGCCGCGATCGCGCGGAGCGACACCTTGGTGTAATCGGCATAGCCCTCGACGCCGGGCGGTGACGAGAACGTGACCTCTTCGCCTGGGCGGGCATATTGGAACGTGCCAGGCTCGATATAGTCGAGCGGCTCGCGCTCCACGCCGTCGCCGTCGTCCGTGGCGATGCCGGGAATAACGCCGTCGACATCCTCGCCGGTGACGACGCCGACGAATGCGCTGGCGAGCTTCTGCCGCGTCAGCTGCGCATCCTCGAAATCGCCGAAATCCTTCATCCGCAACACGACCGGCGCGAACCAGGTGGCGCCGTGCTCCATCTCCGGTCGGTCGGCGCGGAAAACGTGCGCCACATCCGCGGCCTTGACGAAGGTGGACCCGAGCGCGTCCGCGCGGCCCGCGCCGGGGTGACCGTTGTAAAGCCAGTAGCCCTCGCGCGCGCCGATCGGGTTGAACTGCACGCCGTTGACGAGGAACCCGCCGTTCACGCCCGGCGCGGAGGCTAGGGGGCCGTGCCGCGACGGGTCGATATAGTCGGGCTCGACCACCTGCAGCTGGAAGGGCAGGGGCAGGCGATCGCTGACCCGGCGCCAGCGACGACGCATGACGACCGCGCCGCTTTCCACGATGGTACGCGCAGCCTGCAGCTGGAGACCGTAGAGATCGTGGCGGCCGCCGGTGTCGCACGCTGACGTGTCGAGGTGCCGCCGCGCGATCGCGTTCAGGTGATCGTCGATGACGCCATTGCGGTACACCTGGAAGGTGATGCCCGTCCCGACCATGTTGTTGGCGATCGTCGCCGCGCCGCGCGCCGCGAACGGGTTGTTCCTGACTAGGTCACGGGCGATGCCACGCAGCGCCGCCGTGACCGCGGGGGAGAGTTGGCCGTTGGCATCGAGGCGGGTCCGCCGCCAGCCCGCCGCGCGGCGACCGACCGTGGCGCCGTCATATTCTGCACGCGCGCCGCGCGCAGGGCGGATGCGCTGCGTCACCGTTGGCTGCGGAGCCGGCTCAGCGCCGCGGCCGCGAATGCGATCCCAGATCGAGCGCGCCATGCGTTAGAGCCCGCTGCGATAATAGGGCACGCGGCGCCGCACGATGTTCGACTTGGCCGTCGCTGCCATCGTCAGCTGCGACGCGATGACCGCACGCGCCGCGAGCAGCTGATCGAGCGAATGGTATTCGGTGCGGCGCCCGTCGGCGAAGGTGACGCTGCGCACGCCGCTCGCGATCGCCGCATCAAGCTTGTCGAGGTCGGACTGCTGATATGCCATGTCACCTCCCTCGGCTCGTGAACGGGTTGGCTCGCTTCGGCTTCGCGGTCGCCTTCTTCGCGATCACGGCAGGCTGCGCGGCTGGGCGATCATCGGGCACGCTCTTCGGTGAGGCAGGCGCGGGCGGTGGCTTCGGCTTCGTGTACTCGCCGCGGACCTTCTGCCAGTCGCTCTCGCGCCATCGATCAACACCAAGCGAGAACGCGACCGCGCGCGCATAGACAGCGTTATCGAGCGCCTCATTGCGGTCACGCACCTTATGCCACTCGCGCCGGAACCCGCCGCTGCGCAGCCGGATCATCCGCAGCTCTTCGGCGACCAGCTGCTTGATCCACTCGTCGCTGGTGCCGTCGGGCAGGAATACGTAGCCGTCGGGATACGCCTCACCGTCGACCGGCTTCTCTTTCTCGAGCGCGCCGAAGAGCTCCAGCTTCAACATGCTGGTGCCGACGTTCCAGAGCCGCACACCCTTCTTGATCTTGCGGCCGCCGACGGTGACGTCCTGCCAGGACGGCGCGCCGATCGGCTGGTTGGCGGCGATCGCGTGGCGACCCTTCACCGCCATGACGAAGCCGGGATGGCGCCGCGCCCAGGCGTAGACCTCCATCGTGTTTTCGCCGTCGCCGGAATCAATCGCGACGCGCGCGAGCTTCATCGGCCGGCCGTCTTCACTCTCCCAAGTGCGCGCGACCTGCTCGTCCAGCTTGGCCCATGTCGTCTTGTCGGCGATTGGCCCGAACACCTCGATGCGTTCGACGAACTCGCGGCGGCCACCGGGCCCGAACGCCCAGATGTCGAGGTCGATACGACCGCCGCCACCGCGCTGTACGTCCGCGGCCCCGACGAGCAAGCCAGCCTTTGCCGACGGGGTGCCGAGCCGCATCGCCTTCTCCCGGCGATCGTAGAGCCGCTGCCACTCAGGGGCTTCACCGCGCTCGGCCCAAGCCTCGCCGAGCACCTGATTGACGAAGGTCCTCAGGAGGTTCGGATCCTTGCGGACCTCCATGAACTCGCGCGCGATCTCCAGCCACGCCGCGCCGGGATGCTGGCTATACGCGGCCCAGATGTGAAACGACCGGTGCCGCGGGAACGCCGCCGGGTTATGCGCCCGCCACTCGCCCGCCTCGTCCATCGCCGCCTTGTCGGCCTCGTCGATCGCGCAGCCGTTGATGCACTGGTACCAGGCGCGGGTCGGGTTCTCCTTTGGCTCCCATCTGATCCCGGCACCGGTGCCGTCGCCGAACACGAGCTGCTGCATTTCGCCGCAGTGCGGGCAGGGGACGTAGCGATATTCCTGGCTGCCCTGCTCGAACAGGGAGTCGATCCGGCTGAAGCCTCTCACCTTCGGCGTCGAGCCAGCCGCGCTGAACCGACGCGGCGATGTCAGGTTGCGTTTGAACGCGAGGCGGGCTGGGTCGCCCTCTTCCTTCGACGCCCAGGGGTAGCCGTCACATTCCTCGAGCAGCACGTCGTCGGCGGTAACGCGCCGGAACTCCTTCGGGCTGTTCGCCCCCTTGATCTGTATCCAGCCGCCTTTGTAGCGCTTCGCCCGGATCTGGTTATCGGCGTGTCGCGGCTTGAACGTCGCGACGCTGCGCACCACCGGCCACTGCAACACCGGGTCGAGATCGTCGCGGCTGAACTTCTCCGCGTCGTCGATCGTCGGTTGGTAGAACAGCTGGCGACGCGGATCGTGCTTGATCGCCCAGGCAACGAAGCACTGCAGGATCGTCGAGTAGCCGATGCGGCTGCTCTTGCGGCACGACACCTGCTGCGTGTCGAGATCGGTGAAGGCATCGGCCATGTCCGACTGAAACGGAAACGGTCGGATGCGCTGCCCGTCATCGGTGCGGGCATGCTCGGCCATGAACTTCGACAGCGGCGGGCGCTCGCGCGGTTTGCAAGCGGCGAACCAGCTGCGGGCGAGGGCGGCACCGTGCGCACCGGGGGCGCGGTAGGTGTCAGGCTCCCTCGGTTTCGGCGGCCTCTTCTTCATCAAGGCCCCCGCCGCGCGCCTCCTCGATCCGCGTCATGCTCAGGTCGGTGAGGACGTTGTTGACCTCGGCGTCGATCCGCTGCCGCAGCTTGATGTCGGCACCGGCGACGCGCGCGCCGATCTGCTGCAACTGCGCCACCACCATGATGATCACGCCCGCGCCGGCCGCCATCATGTCGGGCAGCGAGGCGAGCTCGCGCCGGCGCTCGGCATTGTCCATCGCCTTGGCGTCGGCCTGTTCCTTGGCGAGCCGCGCCTGCTCCTGCTCTTTGTTCAGCGTGCCGTCTTCGTCGGCAATCTCGAACTTGCGGACGCGGTAGGCGACGAACGCCTCGACGTATTCGTCTGCGGTCGCGCCCGGTCGCGGCAGGTCACCGGCCTGCATGCGGTCGCGGACCCAGCTGTCGGACATGCCGGTGAGCCACGCGACGTCAGCACGGGTCAGGGTGACGGTATCGATCGGCAAAGTGCCGCCTCCCCGATGTCGAAAGTGGCGGAAAACTGCGCAAAAAGCTCAGGAGGCGGCGGCACCATAGGCAATTTCGTGCCTAGAAACGTTCTGCGCCTCTGCCTCCCGTATACAGGCGATCGGCCGGAAGGACCCAAGGGAGGGGTCGGATCATGCGTGCAGGCGCAATAATGTTACGCGAGGGGCGGCCAAGTGCGAGGGTTAGCCCGGATCCGCGAAATACTCGGGCGACCGCACAGACGCTCGGCATCACGCACCATATTGTAAGAAACCTGCATCGACACGGACCTAACCGATCGCCCATCCCTTACGACCCACCACCAACAACAGCCGGGCGATCGAGATGAGCAAGACGAACGGTGGCGGCGAGAGCGACGCGATGCGTGAAGCGCGCGGGTTGAAGGGCGGATGGGTCGAGCGCTTCGGGTCAGAGGCCGGCGTTGTCGCTCACATGATGTGCAACAGCATGACCGAGCAGAACTTGCCGCATCGAGCTGCCGTGTATCATGAGCTCGAAGGCTTAGTGCGCGATCCCTATCGCTTCTGATCGAGCAGCATCGTTAGACGCGCATCGATGGCGGATGAAAGGTGGCAGGCGCAAAGCGAACTGCCTTCGTTTCGCTCGTCAAGCATGGCCAGCACGTCCATGAGGCTAGCGAGAATGGGATCGGATCTGTGGGGCACGGTTTGTAAGTAATCGACCGTCGGCTAACATAGGTTTAATCGAGAACAGGGCTCGGTTTAACTACTGGTCGATCAACCACTCTGAAACGAAGAAGAGCCGCAGCCCTGCTGGGCGCGGCTCCTCGATCTATCGATATGCATGGCTGAAACGGACGGCCCCGTCAACAGCAATCGAGCGCTAGGCAGCGGCCATATCTGAGCCGTTGCTCTTCCACCGCAACACTGACACGATCAGGCGCGCCATCACCGCGGCGCCAGCAGCAATGCCGATCGCCGTTGCGAGGTTGGCTTGGTCCGGTACGATGCCTGCCCATGCGCCGCAGGCGAAGCGGATAACGAAGACGCCAAGATATAGAGCAAGAGGCACGACCGATCCAAACTGTCGCACGCGGCCTCCTGGCAGACGCTGGGCGCGTGCGTTGGGTAGGGTGACCCCGCTCACTGCGCCGACCGCGACGCCGGTGAGCCAAGCGATGGCGGCCAAACCAAAGCCCGCCCGCTCAGCGAATGCCGCGACCCCCGTCAGGCTCCAGATCAGAAATGCGGCCGAGGGAATAAGCGCGACTACTACCGGCACTTCTCTCGTACGCAGCCTGCGCACACCCAGAACGATCAGTGCGGCCAACAGGATGTAGACCCACGTCGGCGCCCCTCGCGCGATATCCCCAGCGTGCATTTCCAAACTCCCCCCAGATTTGGATCAAGGGTTACCGGAAGTGGAGAGGCCCGCAAGGGCGTTACGTGGCAATTGCTAGGGCGCAGAGACTACGGCGCTTGATACCCCTGTAGAGGATCAATCCTAACGCCTCGTTCTGCGCCAGCGGCGTTCATCAGGGCATTAGCTACGCGCTTCCTGCCGTGGTCCGTTAGCTCGACGAAGAACTCGTCGTCGTGAGCGACGCGACGCTGGGTCAATTGTTCTGCCTCGAGTGCCAGCAACCACCGGTTGAACGCCGATGGCGGAGCGCAGTCCACAATCGCCCCAAGCTCAGTGTCCGTCATGACGACCCGATCGACGTCATGCACGAACAGCGATAGCAGGATGTCCACCGCTGGATCGTTGACCAACCCACGAGGCAGGCTTCGTTGCAGCGCGCGTTTGGACACAAGGATCTGTCGCGCCGCGATCGCGAGTTGCTGATATTGCTTGCTTGCCATTGTTCGGTGCCCCCCACCTCAACCCGGACTATAAGTTGGCCTTCACTCGCTCCCCTGATGTGTCCACGCAAGATAGCGCATGGTCGATCTGAGCACCGAGAAGGTGTTCGTCTATCTCATCTGCAATGCTCAGCGCTTGTGTCAGCAGCTGCCGAATTAAGGTGAACTGCGTCTCTTTGGTCGCTGCGTCCATACGGTGGGGGCCTCTTCTGTTGCGATCGCGAGTTCACCCCGCTGCTATCGCCCAGATTACTAAGCTATCGCCTCAGTCCGTGATCCGCAACCATGAGCAAGTAACGCTGTCGTTTCTGCGGCGCAGGTGAACGCGATGCGTTCCACCCTTCAGTTTTGGGATGTCATTACTGCAGGCGTCAAATGGGTGAGGTGCGTCGGTCAGCAGGTTCACAGACTGGAAGTGTCGGCGGTAACGGCACTCTTTCCTTCCGCCGACACAATAAGGCTTAGTGGGCCTGTCCTGCGGTTTTTTCCAACAAGCGACAAATTGCAGACGACCACCGCAACTGCCGTACAGGGGTGCCGTTGCCATGCTTCTTGCCGGTGTCGACCATCGTTGCGCCTGCGGTGATACCCGCTTCGGTCGGCTCATAATAGACGCGGGCTTTGTGGTCGCGATGCTGTGTCTGAACCGCCAGCTCGCACAGCCGCTTATTCACGGCTTGGCCCGACTTCATGCCGAGGCGGTCTGCGATGTCAGACGGTGACAGCAGCGCTTCATTTTGCGGCGCAGGCATATTGGTAATCCCGAGCAACCCAAGGTTGTCGATCCCGGTAAGCAGGCTCGTTGCTCGATTGGCCGCGAGTAGCATCTGATTGCCATCGAGGCCCGCCAGCTTGGCGTACATCATCTGGTCTTTCATCATCAGACGATGCTCACGGCTAACGTCTAGCCGAGGCGGCCGAGAGCTCGCGCGTGGCGGCAAAGCCTGCGCCTCAAGCTCCTGCCAGCGGTCCACCAACCGAGCAGTGAACTCCGGCGACAGCTGTGCGACGACTACGTAGCTATCGCGCTTTCCCTGCTCGCCTGAGAAGACGTACTCAATCGCCGCCCGCGCGCCGGTCGCAATTTCCACCAACGGTGGCAATTGGATCACGCCTTTCTCGGCCAATCGTTCGATAGTGCGTCGGGCACTGTCGTGACGTACGTTCACTAAGTCTGAGATTTCCCGGCTGGACATAGTGGGCGCATCACTGCCAACGCCGGATAAAGACGTTGTAAGCGTGGTTCGGGTAGATGTATGCGTACCGTAGGCCATAGCACTGGCCTCCCTTTGTCGCCCGCCGCCTCCAACGGCGGGTAGCGCTGAGGTGTTCGGCGGGCGGGAAGCATGGCCCTCAGAAACCGATACTTCCCGCTCGTCCACGACACGTTGGAGGCGTGCCGTTATCCGGGTTCCACCCCGGAATGCCTTGTGCCACTACATCGTAGTGCGAATAAAACGGCCGGAGCAAGCGCTCCGCACATTTGTTTAATGTTTGTTCCGCTGTTGATTGACAATCATGAACAGCGGCTAATTCCGTCCATTCGTCTCGTCCGCTCCCGGACCGGGCAGCCGGCAGCGAAAAGCGGTCTTTACGGGGATCGCTTTTCGCTAAACTCCAAGTCGAAGCCAGTGGGTCAGGGGCTCAGCTATTTGCGCAATGCGTTCTGAGAAACGCGACCGTTGCTGACCATTGCGGAAGCGCGGCATGTCATCGGCGATGACCACGCGATCGAACAGCCCGAGCATCTGCGTCGGGATTACAGCACGCGCTTGGCGCAGCTTCCGTCGTGCGTCCCACTGATGTTGATTGCGAGGCTGACCATAGCTCTCGCTGTCTGATCCACCCACGCCGTCACCGTATGCCGCCACCACGCGTGGCGCGCTCATCGCCTCGGCATGCAACCTCATGTACCAGTCGCAGGCGTACCACTGCGGATAGGTGAGCTGTCCGCGCTTGTGCATCCGGTCGATCGCGCTGTCAGCGAACCGGCGTGTCAGCTTGGCGCGCTCGCCCGCTTTGTCGATGATCGCGTCGACGATCTCGTGATTGCCCTCAGCACGGGCAATCCGCTCTGGCGTAGCGTCAACGTGCTCCTGCACTGGCTGCCGCGCCGGCTTGGACCTGACCTCCTTCGGCCGCTGGGGGCGGGCAGGGCCACTCTGACCTCGCAGCCCGGCCGAGATCGCCGTACCCGCCCATGACGCTCGATCGATCGAACTGCGCACCGCCGTTCCCTTGTTTCGTGGCATCACCAATCCCCCAAATTCGTCGTCAGGCAGCATCGGCCGGTTCAGGCAGGCAGAATGCGCCGTTCTGCATCCGGGCCATGACCTCGGGCGGCGGTCCGTCCAGCTGGCGGTATCGGTCGGCGCGGGCACGGCTGAGCGCTCGGGCCTCGTCCTCGACCGTGGCACGGTCCCGCAGTCGTTTTTCGATCCACGAAACGGGCTGAGCCCTGCCGACAGCGGAGATCAGCGCTTCCCGCACCGGGCCATCGCCGTGAGTCTTCGCCCACCTCGCGATCATCGAGCGGGACGAGCTGGTCGACTTGCCGGCAGCGGTGAGCAGCTTCACCCCCTCGTCGAACACCAGCTTGCTCAAATTCGGCGGATCAGCAGCCGTAGCGTCAGCTACGGAACTACTTCTCCCTCCTCCATCCTTCATCTGGCGAGCTTTTTCCCCACTGGTGGGTAACTGGTTCCCCACTGGTTCCGAACTCGGCAACGTTGAAGGCGGGGTCGGTTCGGAAGCGGTGGGTGAGGCCGGGGCGACTTGTTCCCCACCGTCGCGCTTTGCACGCGCCTCAGTTCCGACCCACTGGCGAACCGCTTCCGACTGCGGGTAGGTCGCTGTTGGCTTTTTCGGGCGCTGATACTGGCAAAAGTTACGGACGGCACCGTACGTGCGACCATCGACCTCGTAGCTGGTGATGGCACCGGCGGTGAACAGCTCAGCAAGCAGGGTGGCGGGATCGACGTTGTCGGCGGGGAGCAGACGCATCTTGAGTTTGAGCGGCGACCACTCGAACGAGCCGAAGTCGTCGCACTCTCCCCACAGCCCCATGAAGAACAGTCGGGCGAAGGCGGACAGGCCCACGAACCGCTCATCGGTCCAGAGGCCAGGGTGAACGGAACGGATGCGGGCCATCAGCGGACCTCCGGTTGAGATTGACGATAGAACTCGCTGCCACGCACGGCCGCGTTTGCGCCGAAGAAGAAGCCGACACCCTTGCCGGTCGGACCGCTGCGACGTTTGGGAACGAGGAATTCGACCTTGCCGCGCACCGCTTCCATGTCGGTGCGCCATGCTTCGTACTTGGCCCCGAACTGATCCTCGGGCTCACTGCGGCGCAGGTACTCTTCCTCGCGATAGACGAAGACGATCAGGTCGGCGTCCTGCTCGATCTGTCCGCTGTCACGCAGATCGGCGGGGATGGGGCGCTTGTCGGGTCGCTTCTCGACCTCACGGCTCAGCTGAGCGACCGCGATCACCGTCAGGCCTTCGTCCTTGGCGAACTGCTTGATCCCCATGCTCACCTCTGAGGCGTGCTCGTAGGGCGACATGCCGCGGCGGCTGTGGCTCATCAGCTGGAGGTAATCGATGATCACCAGCTCCAGCTTTTCGCCTCGCGCTTCCAGCCGGCGCTTGTGCCGGCGGGCTTGGCGAATGAAGCGTTGCAGCGTCAGCCCGGAGCCGTCGTTGATCTCTAAAGGGATCTCGGCGAGGCGGCGCTGCGCAGCGCGGACGGCATCAATCTCGTGCGGCTTCACCGTGCCGTCTCGGACATGCTCGTACGGTACGCCGCCCTTGTTGGTGAACGTCATGTCGGCGAGGATGCGGCGAGTGAGTTCGTCCGCGCTCATCTCCAACGAGAAGATCAGCACGCCATGACCGCGGCTGGCGGCCCCGATCGAGTAGGACGTGACGAGCGCGGTCTTGCCCATGCCAGGACGACCGCCGACCACGACCATGTTGGTTGGGCGAAGGGTGCCCATCGCGTCGTCAAGCGAGCCGATAATCCCGCAGCGAACGCCCACGATCGCCTTGCCAAAGCTCTCGATCACCTGCTCGGCGTAGCTGCCAGCAGGTGCCTGCCGGATCGTGGTGTCGTCGGCCATCGCGCCGACGGCTTCGTCAGCGTTCGCGACAAGCTCTTCGCGGGTGACGGTGAGGTCACGAGCAGAGACGACCACGTCCTGCAATCCAGCCACCAACCGTCGGCGGGCCGAGAGCGCGATAACCTGCTCGAAATAGGCCTTCGTTCGATCACGGGTGCCGGCGTTAAGCGATGCAGCCGCGAGGATCTTGGAGAGGCGCGGCCACTCAGCGTCGGCAGCGAAGTGCGGGGCGAGGGTTACGCTGTCGACCGAGGCACCGCGCGCGGACTGCTCCAGCATCTGCGCGTAGACCTGCCCGTAGAGCGGCACCGAAAAGTCGTTCGGGCGGCAGCGATCGGCGCACAGGTCGATCATGCGATTGTCGGCGATCAGGTCACCGAGCAGACCTAGCTCCGCCTCGACGTTGCACAGGCTGGATGCCGGTGTCGCGGATGCGAGCTGATCGTCGAAGCCGCTCACGACCGGATACCGCGCAGCTGGTCGTTCCAGTCCTTGGAGCCGTCGGCGGGGTACATGATCCGCACGTCAAACCCTCGGGTGCGCAGGCCTTCCGCCGCCTTGTCCGCTGCCTCACGTCCCGGCTTGTCGTTCTGACCGGCGATAACGATCGACCGGATACGCGCAGGGTATTGTGCCTCGATCATCAGCGCCGTGCCGAGACACGCCCACACCTCACGGCCGGGAAGTTCCTGCGCGAGCGAGAGCGCATCCTCCGGCCCTTCGGTGACGATCACCTCGTGCGGCGTCTCCTTGCTGCGGCAGGTGACGCGAACAGCACCGCCCTTGATGCGGCCGAGCGAGCGCTTTGGCTTGGCCATGTCGGCCTTCGCTGATCCATCCGGCTGGATGAAGATGCGCTGTAGTCCGACGGGGTAGGGCTGACCCTCGATCGCGACCGCGGCGAGCAGCGCGGGCACGTTGGGGCCGCACTCACCGGTGTCGTCGTCGTACCAGGCTGGTGTCATGCCGAAGCGAAAGCTCGGTGGCAGCGGCATGGTGATGCCACGAGAGCGGGCATACGCCTCGGCAGGTGTGTCGTCGCACAGCTCCGCGGCGTACCAGACCGTCTGCGCTCGCTGCATCGCTGCCTGCCGATCGGCCTCCTCTTCCTGAGCGGCTTTCACGCGCTCGGCGGGATCGACCCACGGTAGGTTCGCACCCGCGAGCCATTCAACCGCGCGGCGGAAGTCCAGCTTCTCGGCGTGCATCACCAGCGAGACGATGTCGCCTGACGCGCCGCAGCCGAAGCAATGGTAGGTGCCCTTGGCGTCGTTCAGCCGCAGGGAAGGGGTGCGCTCCTGATGGAACAAGCACAGCGACACCTTCTCGCGTCCTGCCTTCGTCACCTTGGCGCGGCGTGCGACCACGTCGCTGATGTTGTGCTTGTCCTTCGCCTCGTCGACGATGCGGCGGAAGGCGGCAGCCTGCTCGTAGGAAAAGGCGTTCATGCCTGAGCCTTCCCGGCTGCGATCATGTCGAGCCAGCGACCGGTCACAGTATGGACGCGGCGGATCAGCGCTTCCTGCGGTGCAAGCTCCTCGTAAGTCGTGACCCCGTCGAACTCGGCAGCCATGATCGCGGGCAGCAGCTGCGCGATCGTCAGCGACGCGGGATCGTCACCGGTGCAGACGCTGCCAGCATCGGCCCAGCGACCACCCACCAGCCCGAGCAGTGGATCAGCAAAACGACCACCCCACTCACGACAGCCTGCGAGAAACGTCGGCATGTCGATCGGGGAGGCGGTGTTCGCGTAGGCGGCAGCGCGATCCTCGGACTTGCCGAGAACACGACCAATGTCATTCCACGTCGCACCGTCCTCGGTCTTGATCGACGTGAGGGTCGCGTTCTGCGCCTCCACCGCGTTCGACGCGGAGAATGTACGACGACGGGCGTGGATGTACGGCGCGTTCATGCGGCACCTACCGATGCATGGTAAAGGATAGAAAAGCCCGACGCGGCAACGAGCTTACCACCGTTGCACTGGCGAACCTGATCGCGGTGCTCGTCGACACGATGCGAAGAGCTGACGTGCCGAACGACACGGTGCATCACTTTCTGTCCGAGCTGGAGCAGCTGAACAAAGAGACGCTGTACGGGGGCGCCGCCGAGTTCATGTCGTTTCTGACCGGTGTGCTGCGTGGGGCGGTGGCTTCGAACGACTGATGAAGATGGCTTGCGAAGACCTGCTCGTGACAGCCGCGGCAGGTCTTGCCGCAGCCTGCTCAGCAGTCCATGCCTGCATCGGAACACCGCCCAAGGTCTCGCGCTCGATTATGGCGGCGAGATCAAGGGTGGGGCGAACAGTGCCTCGACGCAGCTTGCTGACCATCGTGCGATCACGCCCGATCTGGTCGGCGAAGTCGGCATCTCTGATGCCGGCGTTCTTCAAGTAGGCTGCGAGAGGAGTGCTCATGCAGCCAGTATGTGCACATGGTGCACAGTCGTCAAGCTTCAAGTGTGCAATATATGCGCAAGATCAGAGCCTCAACCTTGTGCATGATAGGCACATGGACGTCGACTGGTTCCGAGAACAGAAGAAGCGGGCAGGGGTCAGCGATGGCGCGCTGGCAGAGGCTCTTGGCGTCGAGCGATCAGTCGCCAACAAAGTCGCCAATGGTAAGGTGGGCTTCAACGCCCGCCGCGCTGACGCTGTCGCTAAGCTGCTCGACGTGTCGCGTGACGAGTTGTTGTTTCGTGTTGGCGTAGCTGCCGAGCCGCCGCGGGTAGAAGCTGGCCCTAGCAGCAGATCGCCTGATCAGCCGATCATCCGCTCTGTAGATGGGGGCGAGACGGTGCCAATTCTTCGCCTCGACCTTTCCTATTCAATGGGCCCGGGCACATCTCTCGACGACAGCTACATCGAGAGTGAGCCGATCAAATTCGATCTCGGCTTCCTACGCACAATCACCATCACGCCTCCCGACCGCATTCGCATCGTTGACGGTATTGGGGACAGTATGCAGCCGACGATTCATGATCGCGACCTTCTCTTTATCGACACCAACCAGCGAGACCTAAACGCGCAAGACCGTATATGGGCGCTGTGGTTGTTCGGGTTAGGCGCGGTAAAGCGACTGCGCGCGATCGGGCCTGACCGGGTGCTGGTGATTAGCGACAACCCCGATATCGAAAATCAAGAGGTAAGCCGTAAGGACATCATGATCCACGGCCGGGTCGTCGGTTCGATCAAGAGGATATAACGCATGACGCGGGAGGACATCGATGCGTTGTTTGCCCGCATCGACAAAGCGCTTCCTGTCGCGGCCGAGTGGCGGGAAGGTACGCAAACAGGAACTCGGCGAGCCTACCTGCCCGTTGTTGTCGAAGGGGCATCGACCGGTCTCCGCTTGGCGATCACGTGCAAACTTGCTTCCGAAGCATACCTCGTGATTAATATGTTGGCAGGTCGCAGCTGTATCGCTCGCCTGTGCTTGGATGGTGGGCATCGCGACCGTTTGACCCGCAAAACGATAGTAGAAGGCCACTACCACCGATGGCAGGATAATAGGCCCTCGGGCTCGAAGGTGGCTCGCGTACCAAGGCTTGAAAGACAGGTAAGTTTGCCGCCAGGCGTCGTGTCGAGGGATGACGCGTTGAGTGTGTTTTTAACCGATTGTGGTATAATGCGCCCGCGCTGGTGGCCGATGGCGTGGCCGAGTGGTCAGGTGTTTCTATGACTGAGTGGGCGAGTATAAGACGCCAGATATGCGAGGCGCGACGCTTTTCCGAGGGCCCGGAAGGCCTGCGCCTGCTCAGCGACGTCATCATGCCGTCAGGTGGACTGGTGTGGGTTACCATTCAGCCGCGAGGATCTGGTTTCTCGGCCCATGACAGTGGTGCTGCGTTCGAGGAATTGGCGCGTCACGCAGCGGAGATCGGCGACCTCCGAGGTGTTAGGCGAATGCTCGCTGAGACAAACTTTCGTCTGACAGATGACGGCGTCATTTGGGCCGATAATTTCGACCATTCGAATGTCTTCGAGGCCGCGTCCTTTGTGAGCGACGCTTCTCTTCGAGCGGCACACTACCTCCTTGATCGCGCCTTGGTGCCTGTGGGCGCTCGACTTGATAGCCGAGTGAAAGATGCGTTGCGATTGAGGTACCCTGATGGACGTCCCGACTTCATGATCCAGGGGCTGAACAGGCAGCACACCTTTGATTTTGGCGTGACCATTGAAGGTGAAACAATATTAGTTCAATCCGTGACACCAGACCATGCTTCGATCAGTGCGGCGATCGTGAAAGGTCTAGATGCGAGCAAGACGCCGCGGAGCCGTGTCAAGTCAATCTTTGTATATGACAGCAATGACGATTGGGGCTCTGACCGCCTGAATATGCTTGAGTTAGCCGGTGCAAGTGCGATCGACTTTAGTCGCCTTGCTCAAGTGGATGCGCCTTTGTCACTGCATTAACATGCGCCCGTTCTCCCTTGCTGTCGTTGGGTTGCCATATCCGAACAAGCGCGGCCCTGATCGCCGCTTCGAGGCCCAAATCTGCGCACCAGGCGAGCCGATTGAGTTCCGTCCAGAGCCGAAGAACCCGCACGACCGATGGGCTGTCGCTGTGTTCTCGTGCCGCGGCATTCAGATTGGCTACGTCACCGCCGAAAAGTCGCAGTGGATCGGGGGCATGATTCGCGAGGGCCGAGAGATGGCGATCCTCTGGCAGGGCCTGACCAACAACACTGGCTGGGTCCGTGTGGCGTTCGACGGTGAGGTGCCCGATCTTCCGCCGCAGCGCGCGGCACCAGAGCCGGAGGATGAAAGCGGGTTCTTTCCTGATCCAGTGTACGACGACCTTTAAGTGTGCACGCTATGCACTTTCTTGTTGACGTAGTTGTGCATAGAATGCACATAACACCAACGCCACCGCACATCCGCGTAGTGGCGCTGGGAGCAAGACATGGCCAGTCAGCCGATCATTCCGCTCAGCTACCAACCGTACCAGCAGCCGGGCAAGCCCACTGTTCGCATCGCGCTCGTAGCAGGGCAGGCGGTGGACGCCGCTGTCGCAGAGCTACCCGCCGACATTCGCGACGGCACGCTCGACGAGATCACGCAGCCTGTCGACCTGCCGATCCGCTTGCTGCTCGCCGAGCGCAACGCCGTCATGCAGCGCCTCAACGATGATCTGACGCTGACCGACGATCAGACCAGCGTCGTCTGTGGTCGCATCAATCAGATCGACACTGCCATCATTAAGCGCTCGGCTGACACGCCAGACGACGCGGTCATGAAGCTGCTGACGCTGACGCAGATCACTGCCGAGGGACACGAGGTCGAGGACACCGAGGCGGCGCAGGCGATTACCGAGGCGCGCAAGCATTTCGGCATCGGCTTCGTGCATGGCCAGCCTGACGAGATCGAGCGCGCGTCTGCGGTCATGCCGG